ACGAACTGGCTGAAAAAGTAGTAAAACGCATCGGAACACGGTTCCTCAAAGACTACAGACCAAAGGTCGATGAATACGGAACAATACGCCGTATCTTTAGCGTCGAAGAAATAGACCTGTCAGAAGGGTCGTGGCTCATATTAGCTCAAGCCGGATATCATCTACAGCCCGTAGCAGCCGAACTCCGGTCATCCGGATACCTGTTCATCAATCGCGGACATCGGTCCATATCCGAGAAAATATCCGACGCCGTTAACGGATGGGAGCAACTACGCAAAGGTAAAGAAGTCACAGGAGCCATAGCCCGCAAGATATACAGCTACATGTCAACCAAAGACAGAATAACACGGGGGTTTAAAACCCTGTCAACGCTGGAAGATACAGACTTCGTAAACCTCGAAACACTAATCGCGGCCCACGGGCTTCTGGCAACACCCAACATGGTTTGGCACATTGCTATGGACCGCATTCCAGAAAACGACAGGGCATACATCATTGCAATGCTGCGTCGTGGCGAACGCTTTAACGGCGAACCGCGCATAACCGTGTCAACAATTCACGGGGCAAAAGGCGGAGAGGCGGACAACGTAGTGCTGTTCACGGACCTTTCGCCCGCGGCTGAAGCGCAAATGAATATTAACCCAGACGACACGCACCGCGTATTTTACGTGGGCGTAACCCGCGCTAAACAAAACCTGTTTATCGTCGAACCTCAAGACTTCACAAGGAGCTATGACTTATGAAACAACAAGAACGTTTTGAATTTATAGAGGCCGAGATTGACCGAGCCTTTGTGCATGCGGATGACGAATGGAAACAAGAGTATTACCAGAACGCCGCAAAATACCTTGCTGAACACAAGATTATCGAAGGCGGCAAGATTTGCGCGTTTTGCAGGTCGCAAGGGATGGCCGATCCGCACCACCATAACGTTTGGGGGGCGATGATGGCATCTCTCAAGAAACTCGGGTGGGTTGAGAAGATAGGCATGGTCCGCCCAACTACAAGGCATTCTCATATTAACGAAGTATGCCAGTGGGAAAGTAAGTTGTTTAAAGGAGATCACGGCTTATGAAACAATTGTTTAGAAAACTATTACAATTTTGTAAGGGACTGGTCTCTGCAAAAGTACAGAAAAAAGTACAGAAAATCGTTAGAAAGCAAAAAGACAAGGAACATTTCGGGGCACATTATTACTTGAGTGATTTGTTGGATGTTATGCCCCGTGCTTTTCTGGGTTTAAATATGTTGCAGAAGACTGATCCGGAAATTCACAAACTGTTTTCTAAAACGGGGTGTGCCATTGTGTCTAAAGACATGCGATTGTCTACAACAAAAACTGGGTACATTGATTTCAAGAACGCCCCTTCTTTTGGCTGCGCTCACATGGTGGGCAGAGCACATGACGATGATTACGAGGGTGCGTATCCGATCATTTGTTTCTTTAACAAAATAAAGAGACCCATCAACGTGCAGCCCAGCAACGACATGATTTATGAGTTTGGTGTTGTGTATGACACTAAGCATCTGGCGAGATTTCCCCCTGCTATTTTGGAAAAAGTTTATATGAGTGTGAGCGAAGACGGCGCTCTCAAGGCACTGAAAACGTGCAGCCCTACTTGGGTGCCCGTTGGCAAAACGTCTTTTTCAAGGATGGCTTGGAAATATCCAGACCTACTGGAGTGGTACGCAAAGGATTGGGGCGACACGGACATTGAAGGCGTTGCGTCTTGGTGGTTTAATATAATTAGTCACCTCGCCATGTCGAGTGAGAGCGGTTTAACTGTGCGTGTAAAGAAGAAGAAAAGCGTGATATCTTTTGCCATTGATATGGAGAGGACCCCATACTTTTTCTCAGACAGGGAAAAGGTTGTAACATCAAAAGGTCAGACTAAAAAGATTTTTCACATTGTTCGAGGTCACATGCGCAAGATGTCGGACGGCACAGAAAAGCACATCAAGTCTCATTTCAGGGGCCTGCGTAAGTTCGTTTGGAATGGGTACGATGTTTCTATTTCCTTGGCGGGAAAACATCACAATTCAATGTTCTCATTCACAGGAGACATAGAGTTAGCAGCTAATGAGGAGGACCAAGAGGCCCGAATAAAGAGTGGAAGTCATGTGGACGCCGAAACGCTAGGAGAGAGAGTAGATAGACACTATGCTTAAAGGAGAAAAGGGATACATGAATTGTTGGCATTACCCCGTCCAAAAAGGAGACCGCAATGACCTTCACTTGGAAATATAAATGTTCTTGCGGTAACGAGTGGGTTTGCTGGTGGGACAAATATTCACAGGATATGTGCAGGAAATGCGATAAACACGTTTGGCCCAAAAAGGAGTCGCTACAATGAAGCGTGACGAAATATTAAAGCAGGCAGAAACCCTGATTAACGGGGATAGGGCCAAAGATTACGGGGACGCTTTTGATAATTTTGGGCGCATCGCAGCGGGCTGGAACGCTATAATCCAAGAAGCCATGAAAACCCACGGCCATGTTAATGAGCAACACATTGCCCTGATGATGGATTGGTTGAAGACCGCAAGACTGCTTAACGACTTAAACAAGGCCGACTCATGGATCGATAAGTGCGGCTACAGCGCGCTCGGTGGTGAATTTACAGAAAGACTAAAAGATGAAACTTAAAATGGCTACACCGTCGCTAAAATCTGAATGGGTTCCACCCGCAGAACTGCCCGATCTTACCGGAGCAAAAACAATTGCTATCGATGTCGAGACCAGAGACCCAAACATCAAGAAAAACGGGCCCGGTTGGGCGGTAGGTGACGGCGAAGTGGTCGGATACGCGGTAGCAACAGCAGATTGGGCAGGGTACATCCCCACCAGACACCGCGGCGGTGGTAATTTAGACGAAAAGATCGTCAATAAATGGCTCAAGAAGGTTTTTGACTGTCCCGCAGACAAAGTTATGCACAACGCACAGTATGATGTGGGCTGGATCAAGCGGATGGGCTTTGAAGTCAGTGGCAGGATCATCGACACAATGGTCGTTGCCTCCCTTCTGGACGAAAACAAGTTTTCATATGCACTAAACTCACTAGCTTTTGAGTATTTAGGCCTCGCAAAGAACGAAAGCCTGCTACGAGAAGCAGCAAAAGAATTTGGCTTCGATCCAAAAGCAGACATGTGGAAAATGCCCGCAATGTATGTCGGACCCTACGCACAGACAGATGCAGAAGTGACCCTGAAACTGTGGGACTACCTAAAAGTAGAGATCGGAAAGCAAAACCTCTGGAATATCGTCAACCTAGAGCTAGATTTGCTCCCCTGCTTAGTCAACATGACTTGGAGAGGGGTCCGCGTTGACATGGACAAAACCGAAAGAACGCGCGACGCGATCCTCAAGCGCGAGAAAAGTGTCCTAAAACAGATAAAAACCCTAGTTGGACGAGATGTGGAGATTTGGGCGGCGAATTCTATAGCAAAAGCCTTCGATGACCTATCAATACCTTACCCAAAGACAGAAAAAGGCGCGCCGTCGTTCAAAAAACAGTTCCTGACCGAACATCCAGAGAAATTGCCCCAACTTATCGTCCAAGCGCGCAGCTTAAACAAAACCAGCGGAACTTTCATCAATAATATTCTAAAATTCTGCCACGGTGACGGTAGAGTGCATTCGCATATCAATCAAATCAGAGGAGATGACGGGGGAACTGTCTCAGGCCGCTTCTCAATGAATAACCCAAACCTACAACAAATCCCGGCCCGCGATCCGGAGATTGGCCCCCTTATACGGTCGTTGTTCCTGCCAGAAGAGGGAGAACAGTGGGCGTCAATAGATTACTCGCAACAAGAACCGCGCATCTTGGTTCATTATGCTCATGTGTATGGAAAAAGCCGTGGGATTGCTTTGCGGGGGGTTGAAGAGTTTGTAACGAGCTACCAAAACGATCCGAACATGGATTTTCATACAATGGTGGCCGAAATGGCAGATATCCCTCGTAAACAGGCAAAAACCATCAATCTGGGCATGATGTACGGCATGGGGGTCGCTAAACTGGCAGACCAGCTAGATATCGACGCATCAGAGGCCAAAGGGCTCGTTAAACAGTACCACGATAGGGTTCCATTCGTAAAAGCCCTGATGACAGGTGTTACAGAGCGCCTAAACAGTAAGGCTAGCGGCGGTGCGATAAGCTCAATTCTCGGAAGGAAATGCCGGTTTGATCTATGGGAGCCGGACTCTTTCGATATGACAAAAGCTATGCCGTACCAAGAAGCC